CCGTCTCCGCTTCACCGGCATCATCAGCTTAAAACTATTGCCGCATCGAATGGAATGATTTACCATCGAACGGCACCCAGTCTCTTAACTGGTTGTCTCACCCCAGGGGACAAGCGCAGTCTGCTGCTTGTCAATAACCTGGGATACGAAGATGCTGTTAGCCGCGCAATACCGGTAGACTTCTCCCGCCGTGCCGAGGCCGACACTCGTTGACGGGTCCGCTAAGTCCGCCGAGGACCACCTGAGCGGGCCGTATAGCTGGCTCGAGAGAAGGTCGTTGATTATGTCGGCCGGACAGCAATCAACCACCGTGGAGCCGCCGCCGCCACCATAGGGAATCGTGGATACGCCACCGGGGCCGCCGAACTGGCATTTCCCATAAACCTCGAAAGAAAGATTGGGGAACATGCCCGAGCTGCCGAGGTCCATGCTGTCGCTGGCCACATAAGCCAGTTCCGAATAGCCCAGGGCGTAATTGGGGAAATAGGTCGAGATTGCGGGGTTGGGCGCCTGACCCTGCTCGCCATTGAACAAGATCAGGTTGAGGTGGGTGAGCGGGTCGAGAGTGGTGGAAGTATTGGCGATCTCGTACATGAACGAGACCGTGATCACATGGCCCGCGTCGGCCGGCGAAAACCCGTATGTGACGTCGTTCGGAGCCGCCAGCGTATATTGGCCGGCCTGCGGGTTCTCGCGAACCAGCTGCATGAGCGTTTGCTGAGTGCCGCTGATCGTGCCGGCGCCGGGCGAACCGTAGTCGTTGGTGTCTTGGGAATAGGTATCGGCGCGGGTGCAGCCGTTATTGATCCAGAACGAATTGCCAGTAGATCCGCTCGAGATACCGGGAATTGGCGGAAGCGGCCAGGGAGCGCCGCCAGCCTGGGTAGCGGGAGGATGACTGATGTTCACCGTCAGGCCGTCGGCGGGATCCCATTGAAACGTGCCGAGCGCCAGGCGGTATTGGTCTTTGTCGTTCCAGACGTTAAGGATTCCGTAGATCGGGCCGGCGCAGAGCCCGATCAGCACGCCGCTCGTATAGTCGTACTGCCGGGTTCCGCCCTTGCCGCCGCCCGCGCCCTTGCCGGCGGTCTTGCCGCCCAGCGGCTTGGGATTCCAGGCGAAGATCTGGATTATGTTGCCGGTCACCCGCTGGCGCCCGTACACAATCGGTATGGGCGTGCCGTAAATCGAGGTCTGAACGCGATAGCCGAATAGCATCGCGTTCTCGCTCGCGTTAGTGCGGGCCTTTGGACTGAATAGGGACATCCGGGAATGGCTGGGGCGTCATCGACGACGGAGATCTCACTCCGTGACGCTGGTACAAAGATTTTTACCGCGGTCCAAGATTTTTACTAACGGCAACCCGACTGGCGGTTTGTAGAGCGCCATCGCGGCGAGATCCGCTGGAGCGCAGCCGATCGGCTGCGCCGGCGGCCGCACGTTCGGCAGCCAGGGAACTCCCGCAGCCACTGCTTTCCCGCGAACGCCGCCGGCCTCCATGAGAATGGCGGCCATTTCGGAACAAACGACGCCTTTGCTGTGAGCGGCCAGGTAGGTGATCACGCCGTCCGCCGGCAACGCAACCACGTCGAATATCGGAGATCGTTGGACCGCATCCCCGAACAATCTCTCCACGTTGTACGGCAGTTTCCCCTGCATTCGCAGGGAGATCATCTGCCACGCGGCCCGTTCCAAGGCATCCCAGTCGGGTTCGAACTGGGGTAGAAATTCAAACACATCGACTCGGCCGCCTTCTTTCAGGTACTCTTCGAGGTCCGCGTCAAACGGGTTATATTGCGGGCCCGACACCCCATTTTTGATGGTGGATTCGAAGATGCCGGGACCAACCTTGATTGCCGAATGAGTCCACGGCGAGCCGGTGATCTTGGCGATCAAATCGGTGAGCAGGAAACCCGGACCGGCGCGGAACGGGTTACGGCCGCCCGAAAACAGGACGAGGCCGTTAACGTTAGGAATCTGAATTTGCATCGGGGGTTCGAAAAGGAGTAAAAAACTTGACGGCCACCGGACGGTTTAGCAGTGGCACCTGGTGAATATCCGTCAGCTGGACCTTTCCTGGCTTGCGAAAGTTCGGCGCGTGGATGATGCGCGGCCATTCGATTACGATGCCGCCATGATTGAATACGCGGCTGGCGCGCAAGTGGAACAGCACCATATCGCCCGGCTCGGGCTCGGGGACTTCGGTCAGATACTGACTGACGATCGCGAGGTAACGTTCCTCTTTTGCATGGAGGTGCCAGTCCTTGGCGAATTGCGGCACAACCCAGGGCAGATCGAAGCCGCAGGCCGCGTATATCGCCAACGGCAGGCGCCCGCAATCGACGCCCACTCCCTTGAGCTGGGCCCCTGAATGATAAGGGGTGTTCAGCCAGGAAATCGCCTCGGCTACGATCCGCTTCCGTTCCTCGACGTGCGTCATGCTCCCAACTCCGGCGCCGGAATGAAGGGCATCCCTCCGAAATGGGCCAGATTGTTGAACTTGTTCAGACAGGTGGCCATCTGCCTGTCGCAGCCCGCGGTCGCCACGAACGTATCGCCGGGCTGCGGCGCATACGGCAGCGGCGGCAATACCGTGACTACGCCCGTCCCGCTCGATCCGTAATCGGAGATGAAGCGCGAAACGCCCGCATTCGGCCCGCTCGTGAACAGGATTGTCCCCTGGGTAAAATAGCCGCCGGTCGGAATTTGCGGAGGCCCGGTCTGCCCCACAAGCAGACCATTGCCGTTCATGGTCCAGGTGTCGCCGCTGAGAAGACCGGAGGCTTGTAACTGTTCTTCTCCGGGAACCGTGGCGGCGTACAGGTTCCAGCTCAGCACCCCGGCCGGGAGTGTCACCGGGCCGGCCCTGAGTACATGCTGATTATTCGAAATGTAGTGGCCCGCGCCTTCCGGAGAGGGGAGCGACTCGCCGAGCGCCGTAACGTAGGTGTAGACGACGTAATAGATGGCGGGAGTGAGATCCGTCTGATTGTTGTTTTCCACGTCGGTCAGCGCGATCGGGGCAGCCGGCGCGGCTACCGGGCCGGGCTGTGTCAGCGTGGTTTTGAGAACGGAGGCATTGGATCCGTCCGTAACTGTGCCGGTGAAGCTGTAATTGGACAAATTGATTGTGCAGCCGGCATCTCCCAGCACGTGGCGGCAACCCGGGCAATACAGGTTGCGCGGCAGGTTGGTATTCAGCAGCTCCTTTTTGTCCCGCACGGTGAGTTTGGCGTGCGTGCGTGCGATTTCCGGGACGTCCGATACCTGTCCCTTGAACCAGATGATCGCGCCCAGGCTCAGATCCGTGGGCGTCTGCATGTAGAGGCGGTCTACTTGCACCTGCGCATTGTCGAACAGGCCCAGCGCAATCGCCGAGAGTATAGGCTGCGCGTAAAGCTGATTGGTGGGATCGCAATACATGTCGATCTCAACTTCATCCGCCTCGAGCCCTACGCTTTGCCGCGTCTTCGATCTTGTGAGATAAGGGCCCATCGACGAGTACGTGTGGCCGTTGTAGGTGATATCTATCTCGGCGGTGGTGAGCCGGAGCACCACGCCATTCAGCAGCGTGAACGTAACCAGGTCGACAAGATAGAACTGCACATCGTTGGTGCCCTCGCAGGCGGAAGCCAGGAAGCTGGCGAGCTGCGGCGATAGGTTGGTTTTCATGAGCGGCACTCCTGCAAGGTGAGCTTCTTCAATTCCCACCAGTTGGCCACGAAGTTTTCAAAATCATAGTGGTCGTCGAGGAAGCGGCATCGCCAGAAATAGCCGAAGTCCGCGGTAATGACGGCGCCGGCTGGGGGCGGGGAATTGAATAGGAGAGTGCCGCCATTGCCCACCGTGGCATAAGCGAAAGCGCCGTAGCCGCCTCCGGAAGGGAAACCAATCTGCGGCGGGTACTGGAAGCCATGGCCGCCCGCCGTGAGGTTTATCGAAGAGACCGAGCCGCCCGAGCAGGTGTAGGTTCCCGCCGCGCCGCTCCCTAGACCCCCTGTAAACGACAGATTGTAAGTGCCGTCGGTAAAATTCCCGCCGCCCGATTCGAGCGTCAGCGATATGACGGGGAGGCCGCCGATAGAGTAGGAAGATGGCGCCGCTACCGAACCGTCCAGATAAACGTTGATGGCCGGCGGCTCGTAGCTGGCGGCGACGCCGTTTACCGCGAAGATGGGGCGCGTAAAGGACCCCATGGTGCGCACGAGCTGGAATGCGGTGGTTTGCCCGTCCCCCGTCCCTATGTTCTGCCCTACGACCGAGTCGTCGGTCACGTCATCGTACAGAAAAGAGTCGAAGGATCCGCTGCGGGCACAAAAGAAACCCATCATGGTTTGCAGGTCCTGCCACTGGGTTTCCTGCGACATCCACGAATACGTGATATCGAACTGCCAGCGAGGGTAGAGATAGTTCTCGACCCGGACTTCGCGGCCGGCGGTAGCCGTCTGCACGATAGTCGAAGCCATTGGGCGCTTCACTACCGGGAAAGTTTCGCCAATCAGTTTCGGAAAAAGCTCGTTCGAGATAGCGGCCTCGCTATAAAATCGAAAGGATTCGGCTAAAAATCCCGAATCTCGGGGGAGGTGCGGGGAGGCGCGGCTCTTCCGGGCCGCGCCTAGCCGTCAGTATTCCTGCAGGCGCGCCGCGAGCGGGATCAGCCACCGGTCCGCTTCCGAAACGGTGAGCACCACGCACCGATCCGGATCTGTTTCGAAATAGAGCAGACCGTCCGTTTTGCGGCGAAAGACCAGATGCTCATCGGTTGCGCGGTTGTACCACTGGGAGCCGGCGGTGAATGCGTATCCCGGAGTGGTCTCGCGCGCGATTATTTTGCGAAGGCGCCAACAGAGAATCGCCCCTGCGGCAGCGGCGAGACAGGGCCAAATCGTCCACCAAAGTGCGAGCGTTCGATCAGACAAGGGGTGCCTCCTTACCATATAGGTCCGGATGATCCTCGGCGCGCGTCAGGAAATAGCGGCGCACGTCATCGCGCAGCCCCGGTTTATTGCCGGTCCAGCGCCAGACACCCTGCCAGTCCCGGGTCAAATCGGTTATGGGATCGAACTGATGTTTCAGCAGGATGTGCCAGCGCTCTCCGTATTGGCGTTTAGATCGGGACCCATGGAAGGCGTGGGTGACGAACTGGTCGACGCAGCCGATATTGCTTTTGCCGGGATGCGAGGCAAGCTTTTGTGCTCGCTCCTGCCATTGGAGCACGTTGCGGATATAGGGCTGGGTGCAGCGCTTCAGTTCGGCGGCGACGTTGGTAAGGCCCGCCAGTCCGAAGGCCATGTGCCAATCCGCCGAACCGAGCGGGCAGGTGTCGAGTAAGCCGCCCACCGTGTCGAAAGCGGGCCGCCGCCATGCCCAGCCGCCGCCGGTAGCTCCGGGAGAAAAGCCATAAGGGAAGGCGCCGGCGTTGGGGAGCAGCGGGCCGTAGCTGCTATCGGCGGCTTTACCTTTGAGGGCCGACTTGTGAAATTCGTCTTGATGCAGGAAGTTCCAGGCGAAAGAGGATGTGATTCGCCAGGGCCGGTGCCCCATCCAACTTGTGGCGGTTTCCGCGGTGAGGTCGCTATAAGACGAGAACAGTTGCACGAAGTGATAGTGCTGCAAAAGATGGATAGCTTCGAGCGCCCAATCGTGGCGGGTGCAATGAAAGTCCGCATCCCAGTAGCCGCCATACATCCAGCCCTGCGGAAAGTGCCGCACCCCGATATTGACGAGGTTTTCTTTGTGGAACATTTCGCAGTCGGTCCGCAGCTGGACCGCGGTTAGTTGCGGGATGTGGTGATCGGGCGTGGTGACCTCAAACGGACGATCCCCATATGCCAGTTCGACGACATAAACGCGGACGTTGGGAGCGCCGAGGAAGTGGCGCAGCGCATCGTTAAACAACTTGCGCCGTGTCTCCCAGCGAAACGGGTTGGTGTACACCAGAACAAGGTGCAGCGTCTGCTCTTCGCTCCAGGCCGCCCAGGGGCGATGGACGTCCGGATGATGGCGTTCGAGTTCTATGGACATAAACCTACCAACGGACGTCTTCCATGGGCACCGTACGCCCAGCCATTGGGTGCTTGGAATCCGGCAGAAATTCTATGTTGCCGTCCGTTAAATAGAGATGACAGCGAGGCGCGTGGTAGAGGATCGCCGGCCGCACCGTGGGCCGGTCGTAATTGCCGTTCCAGGTCCAGGATCGCGAAGAGTCCGGGTCGACGGTGAAACCATGATGGAGCCGGCAGCCTGGACACCAGAAAAATAGCCGGATCGGGCGGCCAGCTTCGACCAGCGGCTCAAGATGACGCGGCATTCAGGCGGCTTTCCTCGGAGAGTCGAAGGCAGCCCGCAGCCCATTGAGCACGCGGGTGCAATTCTGCGCGGCGGTGAAGGCATCCCCGATGGAGTCGAAATGCTCCTGGCGGAGAGGTTCGGCGTGCGGTGCGCGAGCTATGATTTCAAGCGCGCTCAGGATGATGCACAATTCGCTCGCCATGCTATTTGCCCCCGCCCGCACGAGCGCGGCGTAGCGCTCCAGTTCGCCCGGTCTTACCGCTATGTTCATCGCTCAGAGTTCGCGCCGGCGGAGGCCTGTCCGTCCTGTCCGTCCCGCGGGTTTGGCTGCAAATAGTACGGCTGCAAATAGTACGGCTGCAAATAGTACGGCTGGAAATAGAATGACTGGCCGATCGGCGTGCCGCATCCGGCGCAGTAATTCCATGCCGATTCCAGCTTGCGGCCACAGTTGGCGCAATAATTCCAGCGGTAGGTACAGGTGCCGGTGGCGGCGAACCATCCTGGAGTCGTAGAGCCAGTTGTAGAGCCGTTCATAAATTACTCACGCAATCGCCAGCCGCCCGGTGCGGACCATGCGGCGAATCATCCGAGCCAGCGCTTTTTCGTTGCCGGCGATAGATTGCGGCGATTCATTAGCTCCGGCATGATAGTGCAACTGGATCGATCCGCCTCCCGTTTTTCCGCTCGAAACCATGTCGCGAATACCACTCGACAGGTCTGCGGGCAGTACCATTTCTCGGGGATGGAGTTGGGTAAGGGGAGCGCTGAATCCAACATCGAAACCACCGGCTGCCGCTGCCGTGGCTCCGAAGGCCGCCTCCACCGCGCCTTCCATGGCCGTCCCTACCGCCAAAGCGCCTTCGAGATCTCCCTGCATCAGGGCATCGGCGGTGGCGGCGGCGCCGCTCACCGAGGCCTCGGTCGCTACCTGGCTTTCAGCGACAGCCGCTTGTTGGGCTTTGTCCTGGGCGGCCTGTCCAAGGTGCATTGCCTGCATCAGTTTGCCGACAGTCGCCTCTCCCGCTATGCGGGCCGCCCGCTGGATCTGGTCTTTGATTAGGATCTGCTCGAACATTTCGAGAAAATCCATCTCGATATCCTTGGTCAATTTGCGGAGACCGGCCCCCAGCCGCATCTGGCCGGTCAGGATCTCGTTAAAAGTCGAAAGGGATTGGTGCGCAACCTGCTGAAAAGTACCGGCCCAGACGCGCTGATACTCTTGCGCCTGCCTCTCATTCAGTTTCTGCATCGCAGCGGCGTTGCGGTCGATCGCCGCCTGCATATTCGCCTGGGCCCGCGCAATCTGCTCCGGATTGCCACTCTGTTCGGCGATATGAAGCTTCGCCGCGGCCGCGGCTAACTCCGCTTGATAGGCCGCCTCCTGAATCCTTTTGAGCATCTCGATTTCCTGCCGCCCGCTGATCTCACCGAGCGCTCGCTCGCTCTCGATGCGATCCTTGGCCATATCGAGCATCCGCTGCTCGTGTGCCTCCTTCGCCTGGGCATAGGTTTCATCGGCGGCAATCCGCTGTTCGTTCGATCTGGTAGCCGATGCGAGGCCCGCTTGCACCTCGCGGTCAAATATCGACTGCAGAAATTCCTGGCTCTTTGCCGCGGCCTCCTCCTCTTTCTCGGCGGCTTCGTCAGCGGCCTTGCGCTCGGCGTCGGCAGCCTTTTGCCTGGCGAGCGTGATTTTGTTTTGCGTTTCGATCGCCTGCGCGGCATGTTCCGCGTCTAGGCGGTTGATGGCCGCCATGTCGGCCGCCGCCTTTTCCGGGCGCAGGGGATCCTGCCGGTCCAGGGCCAATTCCCTGGAGAGTAGGTCGCGCCGCGCCTCATATTCGGCGTCAGCCGCTTTTTGAATCAGGGCCAACTTTTGATCTTCCGAGTCGCCCCGCAGGCTGACCTCGGTATCAATGAGCGATTTTTCGACGGACAGCCATGTTTTGAGCGCTTCCTGCTTGGCTCTGATTTCGCTTTCGGCGCTTTTGCGCGCCATTGCAGCCGGGTCCTGGCTGGCTACGCGGATCTGCTCCTCGAGCTTTTTCTCTTCCGCGCTCAGTTCGCGGATCTTGTCGATGGCGGCAATCTGCTCGCTCGGTTCGATCTTGCCCTTAGGGGCGCCGGCCGTTTTCGACAGTTCCTTGATCTCTTCCTGGAGTTCGCGGACTTTGGCTTTCATGCCTTCGACCGAGTGGCTCCACTTTTCCTGGGCCTCGTCTGCCAGCGCGCCTAACTTCGAAGCGGGGGCGGCGGCCGGGTTGGCCTGCCGGAATTCGGTGGTGAGTTTGTCCAGGCTGCTGATAAAAGCTTCCTGACTGATTTCTCCCTGGCCATACTGCCGCTGCAGCTCCCGCAACTGAGCCATATAGGCCGGGTAGCGAGAGAACGTTTGCGCAAGGGCAGTCTGCATCTCGGCTAATTTGTGCGACTGCTGGTCGCTGGCGGCTGCTGCATCGTCTGCGGCCTCGCGATACTGATGGAAGGCGGATGCCAGTTGGAGCAGGGATAAGGCCGTGGCCGCAGACGGGCTTTTTAGAGCAACCGCCACGTCCAGCATGGCGGTCTGCACCGTGGCCGGCAACTTGCTGATTTCCGTCCCCAGGTTGGCCACCTCCGTGATCGCCTCGGCCACCAGCCTGGTGATCTCGGTAGCGCCCTCGGTGAACTCTTTGATCAGCGGTTCGATCGCTTTGATGGCTTCTCCGAAGGAGATTTCCGCCTGATCTTTCAACCGGTCCCAGGTCCCGGTCAAATCGTTTGCCGTAGCCTCCGAAGTGCCCTTATATTTTTGAAGCGCTCCAGCAAATGCCTCCAGCCTTTCGGTAACGGTCATGTCGCGCCAGGCGCGCTCGATTCCCGAGGTAGCGATGCCGGTCGATTTGGCCAAGTCCTGCAGGGACAAACCGAGCGAGATCAGATAGCGGGAAGAAACGATGCCGGCTTGCGCCATGCGCTCGAGCGAGCCGGCCACTGCGCCGAAACTGGAGCCGGTGGCGCGGGAGGCATCGGCGGCAGCGACCATAATCCGGGGAATCAGCTCGACCGCTCCCTCGGTGCTTTTGAAGGCCGCCGTCATCTCTTGCTGGGTATATAGGAGCTCTTTATACGGAATCGCCAGCCGCAGCGCGGTCTGCTGCAGCCGTTCGATGGTGCGGTCGGCCTCCTCGGCGTTTCCGGTCAGCGCGGCGAATGCTTCCTTTGCCCGTTCCTCGCGCGAGAACGATTGGAATGCATCCTCGGCTGCCTCCCGGACGCTCCGCAGAATCATATAGATCCCGCTATATTCCGCCACTTTTTCGAACAGCCGCTCGAAATTCTCTTTCAGCTCCTCGATATTTTTGCCCGCCTCGCCGGCCTCCTCCCCGGCCGCCCCGGCTTGTTCCCCAAATTGCTCCATCGCGCCGGCGGCCTCGGCGGCGCCGCTGGCTATCGGCTCGAGTTCATCGGCAAACAGGTTGAGTTGCCCGGCCTGGTCCGCGTACGGGGTCATCGTGGCTTCGTTGAAAAGCGCCATCTGCCCGGCGGCTTCGGCGGCTTTTTGACCGAGGCCGCCCAGCCTTTCACTGCTGCTATTCAGCGCGGACTCTAAGGTCGGAAACTGGTCGCTCCCCAGCGACTGGACCGACTCGCCGATATCTCAATGACACCGGTAGCCTGGTCGACGGCGCGAATTTTTATTTCGACAACATTATCGTCAGCCATCTTGCTTCGGGTGCAATATGCGTTTCATGTACTCGGGGATCTTGCCGGCATGCGCCGCCGGCAATCCCATGGACCGGGCTCCAGCGGCAACCCCTGCTACCGCAATAGCGCGTGGATCCCGAAGGCGCGGATCGGCAATCGGATTCTGAGCGGGCGCTTTTCGCGGGTTTTTGGTTTTATCGGCGGACCAGCCGAGCGCACTGGCGATGATCTGGAGGCACTCGGCAGTAGGCGGATGGTCATCCCACTCCGCGAATATCTCGGTCACGTCCGAGAGACTCAGTTCGTTGCGGATGTAATCTAGCGTCCAGCCGGTGCCGTTGATTAAACGCCCGCGGATCCATCGCCAGGGGATATCGACCCACTTGGATTCGCGGGCTGGAATTCCCCCGGAGCTGTGTGCGTTTCCTCTTTTGCGCTACATCCCAGGGCGGCCAAGTAAGCTGCGGGCAGAGTCTTCAGCGTCAAGTGCTCTTTCACTTGCTCGACGGTAATATCCGGATAATTGCGCCTACAGGCCTCCCAGATGATATCAATCATCTGCCGTTTGCGCTCTTTGTACTCGGTATTTTTGTCGGCAATGGCATCCATAGTCGGAGCCAGTTGTTCGGCGCGTCCAAGCGATACGGCCGGAACAATAAGCCAGGAGCCGCCCGATTCGAAGGCGACTCCTGCGTACTTAGCGGTTTGCATGATGTATTGGGCAGCGGGCAAGCGGCCTTATTCGTCCAGATACTCGTAAAACAGATTGCCCGACGGATCGCTGAAGGCCGAGAAGTCGAATTCGGGGATGGTGAAATCCTCGTTTTTCATCGACAGGGTCAGCTTCGACGAGATGCAATACGGAAATCTCAGCGCGACGTTCATCCCGAATTGCGAGTTGGTCAGCCACGCCTCAAAGGTCGGCTGAGAACCCATCGGTTTGTTGGTGACGTTGGAATTGCTGCCGGCGGTCCCGTTGAGATTGTTGCCGCTCCAGATATAACTGATCTGAACGCCGAAGCCGGCGGTGACGTCGCTGGCGTTGAACGAATACGTGCCGTTGGTCTGGTAATAGAATCCGGCAGCCGGATTCGAAGTGGGCGATAGCGGCATGTTGATGCCGGTGTCGCTGCGGATTACGCCCTGGTCTTTGACGAAAGTGCCGGAGTTAGGTGGCGTGATTGTGATCGTCGCCGCGATGGCGTGGGCCTCGTTGATTTGGGCAATTTGCTGGCCGCCGGTGCCCACGGTCGCGCCGAAAAACAGGTCGTTCAGCACTTTGGCGTAAATCGTGGCAAATTTGGCCTTCATGTTCAGCTTGCCGGCGGTGCGGGCGATGGCCACCGGGAACTGGAGTTTTCCGTATAGCTCCTTCTGCGAGGCGCTAAATTCGACCGAGCATTCCTGCATCGTGCCGAGTTGCAGCGGCGTGGGGTTACCCGCGGCGTTGGGTCCGAACGGAGTAGCCACGATGGTGCCGGACCCGAATACATAAGGTAGAACGGACATTGGATTTTCCTTTTTTGCGAGAAAGTCTGTTTAAAAACGCCGGAAGGCTCCGGCGTGAAAATTCAGATGGCGATAATGCGCAGCGGGACAAAAGCGAACGCCTGGGGACCGAGCGATCCCATCAGGGTTTTTTCGTCCTCGGCCAGGCGCACCTGCACCACCAGGTTGTCTAGCGTCTGCGATGATTTCGAGATAACGTCCGTACCTGGGAACAGGGCTTCGATCTGATCGAGGATCGGATTCAGATAGGAGGCCGGTACCGGCGTTTGATCTCCGGCACCGTCGGCGGGTATGTCGCCGCCCTCGTTGTCGCCCACGTTGACGTAGATGCCAACCGATACCTGCAGTTCCCAGAGGTTCGGCATTTTCAATGCACGCTTGATCTGGCGCTCGCCGGTCTGCTCCATGTAGAGCGCGGGTTGATCGTCCGGGCTCACGTCGGTAAAAACCAACACGGTGCGCGAAAACGTTTTTACCCCGGAGATTCCCTTGAGCGTCTCGAACAAGGCCGAGTAGATATCTTCGCGGGCGGCCTTCACTGGATGGCCTCCTGAACCGCGCCGCGAACCACTTCGGTGATATGCCCGACATTTTCAGCCAGCGCCGAGCGCAGATAGCTGCGCTGCGGAAACGTAGCTTGGTGCGGGCGCACGATGAACTTCCTCCCTTTTCGGCTCATCGAGTAGTGCTCCGGGATGTCGTATGTCCCGCCATCCTCGTGGACTTTGCCGTAATAGGCTGCGCGGCTCGTGCCCACGGTGCCGATGATTGTGTTCCCCGAGCGATAGGGATCGGGCTGGGTCAGCGTCTCGCGGCTGAGATTGCCGGATCGCTGGTGCAGCGGATCGCCGTGCAGCTTGTTGGCGCGGATATAGCTTTGCAGCTCGATGACGGCGCGGAACATTGCCTTGAGCACGCTCGCGTCAATCTTGTCCGGCAGGCCTGCGAGGTAGTTCTGCGCGCGCGCAACATCGATCGTGGCGGCCAGCATCTTAGTTGAGAGAAAGCCACAAAGCCAGACAGGCGTTGTCGATCATGATGATGGCGCGCCAGTAAAGAGCTCTTCTCACGTGAATTGTCCCCGCTCGAACTGCTTGAGATACCGCTCTCGCTCGCTGAAAGCGTCGAGGACCTGTTCGGCCCAATCGAAATAAGGGACTGCGTCGACGCGGTCGCGGAGCGTCTTGGCTAACTTTTGGAACATGCTGCCGACGGAAGGGCCGTCGACCGACATTCCGTTGATGGTGATTTTCTGCCGGCTCGTCGAATAGCGCACCGCAGCCACATCGAGCGCATCCGCCGCGGCGAGACGAGGATCGTTATGAATGTTATAGAAGGCCAGCAGGTCCGTGTCGGAGAAGCTGGCGGTCTTCGCCTCGGTTTCGCCGGGAACGTACAGGCGGATCAAGCCCACGATAGTGGTGGGGTCGTACGAAAAGTCGGTTTGCATTTTAGAGTTTATGGGCGACGAGTTGTACGGCGAGCTGGCCCATCACGGCTAAAATCGCCAGCAGCGCCGCCAGCAGTGACGCCATAATCCAGTTCCGCAGAGCATCGAAGGCCCCGCGCAGATCGTCTATCTTCTGTTCGAGGCGCTGACCCTTGTCCAGCGTCAACTATTTTTTCCGGTCAACGACAATTATTTTTCCCTATCAACGACAATTACTCCTGAGGCGCGCGTTGACTCGCCAAAAATGTTACCCAGCGCGACTCGTTGCCTCA